CCGCCGCATGGTCAGCCGCACATGGGCACGCTCACCCGGCTGCCACGCGGACAGCCACAGCGCCCTATCGGTGTGCCATGCCATGCAATACGCGGCACGCACAGGGGCGGGCGCGTGGGCGATCCACGCCACGTCATCGGCGGGCATCACAGCGCCTTCCCCCGCCCCGTGTTGAACCGCTGTTGCTCAATCTCTGAACGGAGGACACGGTTCGACCTGCGTAGGTTGGCAATGGTGGAGTCCGCTTCACGGGCGGCAGCGTCACGCCCTGCGAGGAAGCCCACATATCCGACGATGCACACGGCAGCGAACACGACCCCGAACCACAGGACGTCGCTCACAGCGGCCACGCCCTCAAACCCTGCGAGATCCACTCCACGTACGTGAACAGATCCATCTTGCAGTGACGGCACTGGTGGCCCTGGGCAACGGTGTTGTGTTCCTCAAAGTCGCAGCGCGGGTCCAGCATGCACATGTATTGGGCCATCTGCCGGATGGTGGACGGCTGCAACGGCCGGCCCGGGTTAGTCATGGTGCCCCCCTATCGTTGGGTGAATAGTGGACCTGTCCTCTGGGTGGAGTCAACCCGACACGCCGCGTACTCTCAGAATGAAGGGGGCACACCATGACCACCATTTCCCACCGTCGCCTTGTCTGGCAGCGCGTCGTCATCCTCATTGCGGGCATCGGGCTACTGACAGTCATCCCCGCCATGATCCTGCTATCCATGCGGCCCTACCTCTAGTCGCGGGGTTCAATCTTCTCGCCCGCCCCGTTCCGCGTCCGCACCCCACCATGCGTTATCCCCAGTTGCTTGATCCGGGTGCGTACCTGTAGGGGGGTGACGCGGGGCCTGATCTCCCAATGCATCGGGTCCCAATTCGATCCGTGCCAGTCGCCACCCCAGTCGGCGACGGGGCCGTAGAGGTTCCGCATCACGTCCATGGTGTGGACCATGTGGTCCGTGTACCAGAACACCCGGTTTTTGGGTCGCTGCGCACCCTCACCCGTCTGCCAGTTAGAGTTCACGTCGATACACGTCCCCGACGCATGATTAGACCAATGATCTGAGAGGCGGGCCTTCCGATACGCGTAACCCCAGTCATCGGCCGGGCCGCTGTCTATCGGGTTGATCCACGCATCCCAGTCATGGGCGAGGGCGAGGAACAGCGGCGAACACGTCCTCTCCAACGTCAGCCGTCGTTTCGTCCCCGGGACGATCAGGGTGACCAATTGGTCCGATCCTGGTTGCAGGACCGGCCACCCGTTCAGGCTGGTGGCCATGTCAGTCCTCACTCTCGAAACTGTCTACCTTGTGGTCGGATCGTTCGGCCCGTTTCGTGGGTCCGAAGTAGTAGGCACCTGCCATCAGCGCGACGGTGGACAGGGTGCCGATGAGGACAGCGATGGCGGACGAGATTTCAGGCGTCATGGTGTCACCGGGGGGACGAATTTCTCTTTCAGGTACGCGCCTGCCGCAATGATCGACACCCCTAGACCGATCCACACGCCCTCTATGGCGGGGTCGGTGAACAGCAGGAACACTGTGCGGGTGATGTAAACCCCCGCTGCACCGAGTAGCCCGTACTGGACCATACGCGGTGAGTTCCCCCACCATCCGGCCATGAGCATGAGGAACACGGCCCCGCTCAGGACCGCTACCACGTCACCTAGCCAGGAAGCATGGAAGACGCCGATGTTGGCGAGGTTGTAGACGCTGAACGTGGCCATGATGATGGCCAAACCGAGCGCGGTCGATTTCACGGGCCTCCCGAGGATGGACCACCCGGGCACGTCGTCGGCGGTCATCGGCGGAAGATGAGGATTGCGAGAATGGTGGCCAGCAGGATCACTTCTACAATGTCCAGAGTCATGCGGCTGCCCTTTCATAGTGGGAGAGGTTCCCGGCGAGGCGCGGGTCATACGGGTCCAGCCGTAGCGCGGCCAGACCGTGGGCGTGGGCCTCAAAACGCAGCCCCAGCCGGTGCGCTGCCACGGCTGCCAGATCGTGGGGCAGCGGCCCCCACGCGAACTCCTCACACAGGTAGTCCAGGGGGCGTTCAGTGATGGCGAGGGCGGTGACGGCGGCGGACAGGCAGGCTTCCCACTGGCCGGCGTTGTGATGCCAGTACGCGAGTTCCACCCCCGCTTCCCGGCGGCCTGGGGCCTCCCGTGCCGCCTTGTGCAGCCATTCCACGTCACCGGTGCAGTCGAACAGGTAGCGCATCGACCGGGCACGCTCAGGTGCCCATACGGCGGACGGCAGGGATAGGTGCCGGTGGAACTCTGCCGCTGCGTCGTCGCGCCGGCCCGCGAACAGGAGTTCCCTCGCGTAATAGTGGGCGTTTCTGTCGTCGTCCGGGTCCTCCCGCACGGACAGTTCCAGCAGCGGCAAGTACGTGGACCGGGACTTGCCCGGGTCGGGGTGGTGGTGGATCTCCACCCCGCACCAGCCCTGAACCTCCACCCCCAGCGGGGTGATGATCTCGTGTACGGGGTGCCGCCACTGGTAGCCGTGGCGGGCGTGAATCTTGTCCCCCCCATACACCAGCCCGGGACGGTTCCCGTTCCACGACCACGTGTACTGATAGCGGGGACGGGTCACCCCGTCGGCGTGCGCCTGCGCAAGACGTTCCCGCCACCCGGGTTGCAGTTCCTCGTCAAGGTCCAGCGCGATGCACAGGTCGATATCGGCGGGCAACGCTTTGAGGGAGTCGTTCCTAGCGGTGTCGAACCTCCACGGGTTGTAGGTGCGTTGCCATACGTGGACACCATGGTTCGCTGCCACGTCCACGGTCCCGTCGGTGCTGCCGGTGTCCAGGATGGACAGGTAATCGGCTTCCCTCGCTGACTCACACCAGCGGGCCACGAACTTTTCCTCATTCTTGGCGATCGCGTACACGGCTACCTTCATGGCTACAGGTCCGCGCTAACGACCCAATGGCCGTACATCAACGCGGCGGTATAGGTAGTGGTGATTCCGATGAAGATCCGGAAAGAGGTTTCCGTCTGCCGGTCCATCGACGCGGTGACGGTTGACACTGATCCGGTGCGCTCGTAATTCCATACGTTCGCAGTGCCCGCCAGCGCATAGGCCACCGGGGTGTACGTCGTCGAACGCTTAGGTGTGACGAACCGGATGGTCGTCATCAGGTTTCCGCCACTGTCCGTTCCACCGCCATGCACTAAGCACCCGATACCCGTGTTCGTTCCCGCCGCGACTCCCACGGCGTACGAGGTTTCGTAGTACCGCTGGCAGGTGCGTAACTCATCCCCATACGACCTGAACTCAAACGGGGTCGCCACGCTCCCCGTCTCCAACTGGATGCCGGTGACGGACCAAAAATTGTTGGTGGCGGCAGCGACGTTCACCTGACCAACAGCGCGGTTCGCCACAACGTCAGCGGCCCACGTTGTCCCGAGGGTTCCCGAAGTGTGGTTGGAGCCAGCCGCGAGCATGAACATCACCCAGAGCGAATCCACGTTGTCGTTGTCGAACACGCCCGTCGTGTCGGCGGGGAAAGTGATCGTCTTCTGCTCCCACGTCGCAGACGCACTAACCGTGTAGGCGGCAGAAACGGAACGCCCATTGTCAGCGTCGTACAGCCAGACCGTATGAGTCCCGGTCACGTTCGCCTTCGTCCAGAACGACAGGGTGAGCGGTTTCGCGTTAGCCGTTCCCTTGCAGATGCGCTGCAAGTCCTGACCCTCTAACCTGTGCTGGAAGAACGCGAAGTCCCCAGCAGCCGGGGCAGCATCGGCGGTGGTAACCAGCATCTTGAACGACTTGCGGAACCCACTACCTGTCGGTGCGTCGTTCTCCACGCTCTGTGTCCAAGTGCCGAGAGTCGCTAGATTCACGGCCCACCTATCAGCGGTGAAGTACCCGCCTGCCGTGATCCCCGCCACCGACGCACCCCGCTGCGCGACCTGCATCGCCCCGTTATGCACCAGGTTCCGGCCCATCGACTCGCCACTACTGGCAGATACCAGGTTCCACACTGTCCCGGTCCACGTCCAACTCGTCCCGTTGATCGTGTAGACGTCGTTCACGGAGGGTGACGCCGGGAAGTCTATGTTTGCCATCAGGCCCACGTCCCCACACTGGTGACTGCTGCCGCCCCGACGGGCGACAGTTCGATACCGGAGTTCGCCTGTACTACGGGGGCGACACCCGGGGCAGAGGAGTACGTGATCTGCGGGGTGAACGTTCCCGTCGTTGTCACCCTGACGGTCCCCCGGACCCGGATGCGGGAATAGTTCGTGGTGCCCGTGGCCCCGAGAGCCTGCGCGGTGCCGCTGGCGACCCAGATGGCTTGCGCGTTTCCTGCCGTCACCTGGGAGGTAGCCGAGTGCAACCAGTGGCATTGGTAGCCGATGGAGGCGAGTGTCCCGGTGAACGCGAACCCCAGAGACTTGATCGCTGTTGTTGTCCCGGTGCAGGTGATGGCGGTGTCCATCTCCAATTCATAGGTGGTGTCCGAGGCGAGGGTGGCCCCGACGCCGAAGATGGACTGTGCGCCGGTCGCGTTCGACAGGTTGCGGTTGCTGGACAGGAAGTAGCCGATGTCCGCTGCCGCCGCTGGACCCGTGGCACCCGTGGCACCGGTGGGTCCGGTGACGGTTGACGCGGCACCCGTGGGACCTGTGGGTCCGGTGACTCCGGTCGGCCCGGTCGGTCCGGTGCTGCCGGCGACGTTCGCGCCGATCTGCGCCCACGCGGAGTCCCAATAGACGTACGTTTTCCCGTTCTCTACGTTGTACCAGCCGTAGGACGTGGAACCGGCGGGAGGTGTCGGTCCGGTGGCTAGCCATTGCGCGACACCCGTCGGCCCCGTGGGACCGGTCACGGTGGACGCGGCACCAGCGGCCCCCGTCGGCCCGGTCGGGCCTGTCACGGTGGACGCGGCACCCGCAGGTCCGGTGGGACCTGTCACGGTGGACGCGGCACCAGCGGCCCCCGTCGGCCCGGTCGGGCCTGTCACGGTGGACGCGGCACCAGCAGGCCCGGTGGGACCTGTCACGGTGGACGCGGCACCAGCAGCACCAGTCGGCCCCGTCGGACCCGTCACGGTGGATGCGGCACCCGCAGGCCCCGTCGGACCCGTCACGGTGGATGCGGCACCCGTCGGCCCCGTGGGACCGGTGACGGTGGACGCGGCACCAGCAGCACCAGTCGGCCCGGTGGGACCGCTCACGGTGGACGCGGCACCAGCAGGCCCGGTCGGGCCTGTCACGGTGGACGCGGCCCCGGCTGAACCTGTAGGCCCCGTGGGGCCTGTCGGACCCAGGGCACCCGTGGGACCTGTGACGGTGGACGCGGCACCCGCAGGCCCCGTGGGACCTGTGACCGTGGACGCTGCCCCCGCAGGCCCCGTGGGACCCGTGACCGTGGACGGGTCGCCGGGGGCACCCGTCGGGCCGGTCGGACCCAGCGACCCCGCAGGCCCCGTGGGACCCGTAACGGTGGACGCGGCCCCTGCTGATCCTGTCGGCCCCGTGGGACCGGTCGGACCCAGGGCACCCGCAGGCCCCGTGACGGTGGACGCGGTGCCGGTGGCACCCGTCGGCCCCGTCGCCCCGTCCACGCCCATCGTCCCGGCGGCACCCGTGGGTCCCGTCGGGCCGGTGGGACCGGCGGCACCGGGTGGCCCCGTGGTCACCGTCCCGGTCTGCGACGTGGAGATCCGCACCACCGTGGAACCGCCCGGGGTTACCTGGACGGGGGCGTCATCGGGGTGTGCGGTCACCCGCACAGCGGTCAAGGTCGATGTGACCCGCATCGTGGTCATGGTGTGGTGACGCTGGGTTCCATGATGAACGGCCCCGACACCAGATAGTCGGCGTCCGCCCCGGGGGGCACGATCCGCAGGTCATACACCCACCGGCCCGCAGGGATCAGGCCCGTCAGGGTGTCAGGAAGCGCGAGGGTGATCGTCCCCTCTGATTCGTTGATCGTGATCCCCGTTGCCTCACTGTCGAGGGTGGCCAGGAGGGGGGCGTCGTCGTCGTCGTCCAGCGCGGTACGAACCTGCATGCGGGCGGTGTACCCGGTCAGGTCGATGGGTTCCCACGTCGGTTCGGTGTCGGGCAGGACCGGGGGCACCTCCTGTTCCAGGAGGAGGATGTCGGTCCAGCCTGCGTGCCGGCGGGCGCGGATCGGGTAGGTGGCGGTAATCATGGTCACTCCCAGGGCAGTTCGACGGCTTCTAGAACGTCTAGGGCGGCGTCCATGAGACCGTGGTCGATGATGTGGCCGGTGTCGCCCACGATGCGGGAACCTGGCAGCGATATGGCGATTTCGGGGGTGACCCCGGCAGCGTTGCCCGCGTCCATGAGGTCGATCATCGCCCGGTTTACCCGGTTGTGTTCCTCCACGTGGGCGGGGTCGCCCTCCGTGAACGGGCCGCCAATGTCAACGGTCACGTGGTATCGGGCACCGAGGACCATGATCCTGTCGTGAAGGTCGTTGTGGACGGTGACGCCTGACATTTAGGTTCCCTCCCAGACGGGGGCGATCGTGTAGGACGGGGCTAGGTGCATGGTGATAACCCAGTCATGGGAGGACAGGTCCTCTGTCCATCCCAGGACGGTGCCGACGAACTCCGGGGCGGGGGCACCCAGAGGGAAATCCTCAATGGTGACGGGGAAGTTCTGGTCCAGGGCGCAGATGTCATAGACGTCCCGGTCGGTGGCCAGTTCCATGATGAGTTCCACGTCGGGAAGATGCCATGCCGGGTTCAGCCGGTTGAGGATGGTGGCGGCGTGTGCGTCCGCTGATGTGCTGTTCTCAATGGGCGGGGTGTAGTACCCGTTGCGCTGCCCGTACAGGGCGATGCTTGTGCTGTCCGTCCATGTGCTGATGGGGCGGTACCCGGTGACCTCATCGGGGGTCCCGTATTCGACGGTGACCGTGTTCTGCATGTCCCCCAGTTCCAGGACCATATCTAGTGCGTCCGCGTTCACCACGTAGGAAGGGATCGTGTACTCCCACGGGGGCGACCAGGAACGGTGCTGATAGATGACGTTTCCCTCCCGGTTTTGGTACAGGAGGGAGTCGGAATCCATCGCCAACTGTTGCAGTTCCACCAGCAGGCACAGCGGGTATGCGTCCGCTGGGACGGGCAGCATGAGTATCCCGGTCAACTCAACGGGGGATACGTGCAGTTCGGTGGGTGACGGGGTGAGGGTGGCGAGGGTGTCGGCGCGTACGTTGTCCCGTTCCGACCCGATGCCGTCGACGGGTTCCGCGAGTATCCCGACCCGTGCCCAGTCCTCCAGCGTTCCCGCGCACACGACGTCCACCCGGTACCTGGAGTATTCGATGGCCTGCACCCTGCCGGTGAACCGGCGGAACTCCGCACCGAGGTACGTGTCCTGCGTGTCGTGGTCGGGGAGGAAACCCGACGTGGTGGTGGCGGACACCCATACGGGGGCACCGATGAACAGCGGGGTTCGCGGGCCGATGTAGTCGTCGGTGGTGTCGTGGGTGGGGTCGAAACCGGACGTGTCCCCCCACGTCCCCACCCCGTAGTCGAACCATGCGTCCGGGTTCTGTGGCCATCCCTCCCGCGTGAACAGTGTCAGGCGGCACGTCGGTGCCCCCGGCTGCTCGTTGATCGTGGTCCGCCCGTAGTCGATGCTGCCGCCCTCGAGCACCCACGGGGCCACATCGTATCCGGCGATCCGCACACCGATCCCGAACCTGTTCACGCGCAGGACCTTCGGGACAGTTCCACCTTCGCGGTGGCGACCTGGGCACCCGTCCGGGACGCGGCACGGGCGATGGTGTCAGCGAACGACGCGGCCTGCCTCACCGCGTCAAGCCTGGCTTCTTTTTTTTTTGCCCGAGCGCGGGCGCGGGCAGCAGCAGCCCGGTCCCGGGCGTTCTTCTGGAACCCGAGTATCGCCATCGTGGTGGCTTCCCGGTCATACCCGGACGTCGGTGTGCCGCCGAAGTAGTTCAACGCGGTGTATGCGTCACCGACGTTCATCAGGGCGGACACGGCGGTCGCGGCGGCGGCGGGTGTCTCACCAAGTGCGGTGTTCAGGTCGCGGTGGGCGGCGGCGGCGGTAGCAGCACGCCGGGCCATGTCGTCAAATTCCTGGGTGACTCCCCCAGCAGCGGACGCGGTGCCGTCCAGCCCGGTGGTCACGTTGCCGAACAGGTTGTCAGGGATCGCCCCCATGGACGCCCATTCAGCGAACCGCTGGAACATGGTGGCGAACCCGGCGTCATCCCGGTTGAACGTGGACAGGACGCGGGCACCCTGATCCGCTGCGCCCCCGAGCACGTCGCTGATGACGCCACCGGCCTGTTCTGCGGCGGGTTGCAGGTTCCGTAGCCGTTGCTCAGTTTCCTGCAACCGCCCATTCACGGTGTCGACGTTGCCGACCAGTCCCGCGCCGAACGATTCCTTCAGTTCCTCCAGCCCGAGGTTCACCCCGGCGATGCCGCCGGACAGGGTTCCCGCTGCCGTGTCCGACGCGCCACCGAACACGGTTTGCAGTTTGCCGGTGATATCGACCATCGACGCGGATGACAGGTAGGTGCGGTCCAGTCCCGATTTCAGGGTGAGTAGGCCGCGCCGGTTCCCCGCCCACGCTTTGCCCAAACTGTCCGCGACGGAGGCGACGTCTAGGCCGGTGGTCGCGCTGATATCTAGGGCGAGTTGCAGTTGGCTTTGCGCGGTGGTGACGTCGCCGGTCGCCCGGACCAAGGTGGAAAAAGCGGGACGCAAAACACTTTCGGACACGTTCGCCACGAACTGGAGTTGGTCGATGAACGCGGTCACCTCAGCGGTACGGTCCCCGAAGTTCATGTTCTCCATGACTTTGCCGAGGGTCGCGGCTTCCTTCTGGTCGTCTATGAACGCCTGCACGGAGTCGGCGGCGACGGCAGTGAGCGCGGCCCCGGCGGCGGCGACACCGACACCGATCTGCTTCCACGCGATGCGGGCTTTATCCGCCCGGGTGGAAGCACGGGCTAGCGCCTTCCCCACGTTGTCCAGGTTCTTGATGCCCTTAGCGGCGTCGACACCTACCTTGATAACGATGCCGGGCATGGAAGCCATGGCTACCGGCCCCCGTACTTCCGCATGACCCGGTGCAGCATCGCCGTATACTCTTCTGCCGCTTTCGGGCCGGTGGCTTCCGTCGCGGAACGCACCCAGTAGCCCCGGTCACCCCGGAACGGCACCGCGTAGTTGTTCACGCGGGCGTCGGGGACGGGGCCACGTTCGGACCCCCACGCCATCCCGGTCCGGTACTTCGACTGGCCGCGCTTGAACCCGGACAGTTTCGGGTTCACTGCACCGATGGCGACGAACACGATCCGGTCTGAGCGGGCGCGGGAGGTGTCCGCCATCCGTGAGGCGATGGGCACGCCGGAGGACCCGGCGGAACGTTTCAGCGCCGGAATGAGGTGCTTCTCGGCTATCGCCTTCGACGCGGTACGGATCTCTTTCCGGGCCTCGTTCAGGTCCTCTTTGGCGATCGTGTTCAGGACGGCCTTGACCGCCACGAGACCGGTGACGTCGAACGTGGAACCAGCCATGACTACGGGGTGGCTGCTGCGAACACCAGTTCGCCGGTGAACGACGCGGAACAGGACGCGAGACCGTCAGCAGCGAACGACACGGATAGTGTCGACACGTACATGGTGCCGGTCCATTCCCCGCCGCCGCCGGTGATCGTCACCGTGAGTGCGTCGTTCGTGGTGGTGGCGGTGTCGAGCGCGGAGTAAAACCCTGACTCCTCGTCGTACAGGAAGTTCAGGTCCGCGCTGTGGGCAAGGTCGGTGCCAACGAACGCGATGTTCGGGCCCAGGGTGCGGACCCGCTCGACGGTGGAGTCGGCGGTGATCGTGCCGTCGGTGATCTGCGCTGTCACGTCGGTCGCGGTCGACGGTCCAACGCCGACGGTGAACGACGCACCGGCCAAACTGAGTACAGCCATGACGGGTCTCCTAGATGCTGATCTGTAGGCGGGCGGTGCAGGCGTAGGCGTGGAACTCGGTCCCCGCCACGGTCAAGGTGGTATCGGATGCGGCCTTCACGAAATCCGGCTGCCCCACGACGGTCAGAACATGGTCAAGCAACTGGTCCCCGGCAGGCTTCCCCACACCGTCAGCGACCAGCCACACGGGTACCTGCACGGTGACAGCGGTCAGTGTGGCCGACAGGATCTCGGGCAGGCCCACGAACAGGCACGGCGGATGCACAAGGTCGGGGTCCCGGGTCGCCGGTATCGACGTGGCGGACGCGACAGCGGCGGCCCAGGAGTCCAGGTCCGTGGACAGGCTCACCGTGCCACGGGTTTCCGGTTGCCGAGCATGTCCAAACAGCGGTAATAGGCGGTGGTGTCGGTGAACCCGCCACCCTCCGACTCGTAACCCGGTATGCCCTGCGGGGATGAGCCTTCCCGGTACAGCAGACCGGCCATGATGCACACGGCCTTCCTGATGGCGGGCCTCTGGTAGGCGTACGGGTCCAGGTCGGGGCGTTTGGTCTGCGCCCAGTCCTGCGCTTCCTCTAGGCAGGTAGCCATGCGGGTGTCGGCGGGGACCCGCATATGCGCGGCCACGTCGTCGATGGTTGCCCACATGGTGTTCCTTCCTGTTCTGGGGGTGGTGACCCGGCGGCTAGGGGGGACCTTTTCAGCCGGGTCACCGGTCCCGGAGGGGTCAGGCGAGATTGGTGATCTTCACGACGCCGGCGGCGTTGAAAATGGCCGTCGTGCCGAACCCGTAGATGGCGACGTCACGCCCCAACTTGCTGGGCGTTTCGGCGGTGGCGAACATTGGGCCGTCTTCGATCCACGCGGCAGCCTGACCGTTCGTGACGATGATGGACCCCGCCGCGAGGTTGCGGTCGTGAACGACGCGGAGACCGGACACGGACACGTTGAGGGTGGACGCGGTGGCGGTGCCGCCCACGTTGAACGTGCCGTACGGCTGCGGGGTCAGGTCGGACCAGCCACCGGCCTTGTTAAACACGGTGGACGACACCAGTACCACCGACGCGGGTGAACCCGTCGCGGTCTCCACCTCACCGGATGCGGCGAACACTGCTGCCCGGAACAGGGCACCGGTGGTGTCAGCGGCGAGATCATAGTCCACGGCGGACGCGGTGCCACCGGCGACGAGGGCGTCCACGAACACGTTGTCCGTGATCGTCGCATACGAGGCGAGCATGATCCGGTTATGCGCCTCTAGGTAGGACGGCTGCGACCGCTGAAGCAACTGGTACGAGATGTCCGAGTATGCGCCGTAGGTGGTCAGCGACGCGGTGCCCTTCTTGATCGAGATGAGGACCGTGTTCAGGGTGGCCTTTTCCGCTGACTGGGCGGCGACGATGGCGGACAGGTTTCCGTCAAAGTAGGGCCATGCGTAGTCGAGGCCTGTCGCACCGGCGGACTGGACGCCGACGGCGGTGATTCCGGGGCGACCGAAACCGACGATATTCTTCACGTCGGACATCCACTGTGGCGCGGATACGCCCGGGTTCGCGGAAGTGACCTGGTCGGGTGCGGCACGGTTGATTACCTCGCCACGGAACGCGGCAGCGGAGTACTCCCCCATGGTCTGGTACTGGCGGTATTCGGCGTACGGGTCAACGGGAGACCCGCCGACGTGGATGTGGGCGAATTGCTCACGCAGGGTGGACATGTCGGACGCGAGAGCGTCGACACGCGGGTCAGCCGGGACCACCGGGGTGGCCTCAACCTCAGTGGTTTCGGGCATAACTGCTTCCTCTCTGATGGCGCTCACGCCTGCGGCGGCGTAGGCAGGACTGGGGGTGGCGGACAGTTCACGCAGGACGGCCTTGATCCGGGTCACCTTGTCGCGGGTCGCCGTCCACGCATTGGACGTGGGCTCAAACCCGACGGACAGGCCCATGCCACCCATCCGGGTGAGGGTGGCGACGTCGCGCCCGAGGGTGGTGTCAGCGATGTCGGCGGCGACCGTCAAACCGACGGGGCTGTTGGCGGCGTGGGTGATCCGCCCGATTTGCTCACCGTGCCGCCAGAACAGCGGTTTGCCGACCACGTCGTTGACGTCGAACGCTGCCGGGGCGAACTCCTCACGAATACCACTAACCTGAATCTCCGTGCCGTACGGGACGGCTACGCCCTCCAGTACGGCGGCGACACCATCCCGGGGAGTCTCCTCCCGGACGGTCAGCGCCATGGTCAGGTCACGTGTTTCGATGCTCACGAGAAGGCACCTCCGTTAGTGGGGGAAGTGGTGAGGAACGCCCGGGCCTCATCCGTGCTCATCACACCGAGCGGCACGAGGATGTTGACCATGTTCACGCGGGCGTCCAGGTTGGAGCGGACGAACTCTGCGGTATCGAAACGCACCATGCCATCGGTCAGGTCCCGCATGGACAGGCGCTGCTCAATGGGGGTCAGGTAGTCCGAAAGGGTCAGGTCTATCAGGTCGCGGCGTAGGTCCTCACGGTTCGTGTACGTGAGGGACGAACCGGATGTGGACGCGCCGACGAACGACGGGTCAAGGTTCAGCAGGCGGGCGATCTGAATGGCGGACTGGTTTCGCTGTGGCTCCAGCGCCATTTCCTGCGCGGACCAGCCCAGGGTGTCCAGTTCCACCCCACCGTTGAGGTACGCGACGGAGGAGGTCTGGCGGGCCTCGGTGTAGGCGCGGATGAGTTCGGTCACCTCCGTGGGGTCCAGTTCGTAATTGGACGTGTTTTTGAGGATCTGGGACGGCATGGGCACGTCGGCCTGATTCCGGGTCGTCAGTTCCAGCGCCAACGCGGTGGAGATGGTGTCCACCCCGGTGACCAGGACGCCTTCCCTGTAGCCACGGAACTCAATGACCGTGTTCGGGCTGCACCGGTTGTATCGCGGGTCAGCGATCGGCCACAGGCCTTCGTCACCGACGCCGATCAGGTCGGGGGCGGGGTCGGGTCGTTCCTGCCGTGTCGCCTCCGCGTAGTCCAGGTGTTCGATGGCGACGGGTCTGCCGTTGTCCACCTTCGTGATGAGCCAGTACGCCCGCCCGTAGAGGACCACGTCCTCCACGGTGCGCTGCATGGTCACCCACGCCGGTTCGTCGGGTTCCGGCTGCGCCAGCCACGGGTTCGGGACGGCCTGCGTGCCCTGCCATTCCGTGAGCGGGAGTTGGGCGACGGTGCCGGTGATGAGTTTCAGGCCCCGGGTGAACGCGGGAACCTGCTTCGCCCACAGTGCGTGCATCGACTGGAACTGTGACCACTTGGGCAGGACCCCTCCCCCGGTGTAGACACCGGGGAACGGGTCGGTCTCGCGCAGATGGGTGGACACGGCTTCGCGTACCCGCGTCGGACGATCAAACCACCCCATGCATACATGCTACGGGCGGGTGCGACATTCTCGGGCTGTCACGACACGCGGTTTCACGCCGGGACTGGACGCCTCCCAATGCGCCCATGCGGACGCCAGGAGGGGGGACACGTCCTCGCCCCGGTCCCACACGTCCCGGCCCCCGGAACGGCGGGTCACCGCGCACGACACGGCCATGTTCAGGCGGGGATCGTCCAGGTGGTGGACGTTCCCGGCGACGACGGCGGTAGTGAACCTGGCCACGCAGTCGGCGTAATCCGCGCCGGACGCCGCCACCACCCGCACACCCGCCCCCTGCAGGTCCTCTATCAGGTGCCCGAGCGCACCGGTGCGGTGAATGACGATGGGTGACCGGTGCGTCTTGGACAGTTCCACGAGGCGGGGTAGCACCCAGTCGATGCCCGGCCGCATGTCGATGATCTCCACCCCACGCCCGCCAGTTTCCAGGTCTCCGCAGGCGGCGATGGTTGCGGCACGATGGTTGGGGTGTGCGTCGGCGGACAGGAACACCCGCCCCCGCTCCGGCAGCCGCTCCTGGGTGGATCGCAGGCACCACGCGGCCCGCCACGACACGGCGGTGGTGGGCCACTGGTTGCCGTACGCCCGGGCGAACTGGTCGCCCATCTGGTCCCGGGCCACGGTCATGCCCTCATGGTCGATGGTGATGCCGTAGGCGGGGTGGAACAGCGGCCACGTCGCCGGGTCGGTGGGGTCCATGTCGTCGCCGGCGGACCACTCAAAGTAGGCGGTGGTCGTGTCCGGGTCGGTGAGGGACGCCCGTCCTGCCTCGATCTTCCCGCGCATCCACTCCGACTCATCGGTGCCTGCTGTGGACACGATCCACAACTGGCGGCGGGGGCGGGTGGCTTGCGTGGGGACGACGGCCTGGGTGATCGCGTCACCGGTCGTCATGGAGTATTTCCACACCTCATCCAGGGCGACGAGATCCGACTGCACGCCGTGGAGACTGGCGGGGGTGGGCGGAAACGTTTTGATAAACGACCGCTGGGACGGCCACGTCGCCGACTCCTCACCGTTCGACAGGCGGAACCGCCACCTACCGGGCATGGATGCGGACAGGGTTTGATACCACTCCCCCCATATCGCCCGCGCTGCCGTCCCGGAGTGGGACGTGTAGTAGATGCGGAAGTCATTCAGGGCGATGCACCTGTGCGCCATGACCGCCGACAGGAGGGTGGTTTTCCCCGCCTGCCGGGGCGTACTGACGATGACTGTCTTGTAGTGGAACGACCCGTCATCGTTGAGTTCGTTGGCGACGGCGTTGACGTGCGCCTGCCACGGCATCGACGGGTGACCTAGGGCGGCGGCGACCTGATCGACGTGGGGGCCGTAGGTGGGGCGTTCAGTGTTGCGGGTGGTCGCGTAACGGGGGACCGCTAGAGATGTTGGCGATGAGAGCGTCGATGCCGTCAACCTCGCTCACCTCCTGACCGCGCAGATACAGGTCCAGCAGTTCCGCGAACGTCTTATTCGCCCGCCCGAAACGCGAGACTGCCGCGTCATCCGACCGAGCATCGTCACGGGCAAGGTCCACGGTACGGGCCGCGTCACGCAGGATTCCCCGCTGCGCCGCATACTTGTCCCCCACCAGCACACCCTCCTCATGCCACGCCCGCAGAGTCTTGGCAAGCAAGGCTTCAGACGCGCCGACACGATGACGCGGCTTCGTGAACAGTCCATCAGCCATCAGACTAATCTACCTTTCAACCACTTACCTGTGGACAACCCTGTGCGTAACCTGAGTAGACAGAAATTTTCAAG